GAACTGGTCTATGTCTCCGAGGTCGTTTCTACATGGTCGAATCACATTGCCAGTTGTAGAGCAAAACTGCTCGGCTTGCCGACTAAAGTCGCGCCGCAGTTAGTCAATCAAACCAATGCAAACGCAATCGCTGGAAAGTTACGCGACGAAATCGACGCTGCCCTCTACGAACTCTCCGAAGGTACAGACGACTACCAACATCTCGGAAGTTTTGAAGATAGCGAGCAAGACTTGGAAGCCGCCGCCGAAACTGACGATTTCGGAATGGGCAGATCGTTATCGGAGACTCTCTAGCGAATCCTCGGCAGAGCCGGGAGTTTGGCGAACAGCGCGAGCCGAATATCAGCGCGGGATCATGGACGCTATCACCGACGAATCGGTGAAGGAAGTCTGGATTCAGAAAGCCGCGCAGATCGGGTGGACAGAGATACTCAATAACGTGATCGGTTATCACGTTCACCAAGACCCTGCGCCGATGCTGTTGGTACAGCCGACGCTAGAGATGGCCGAGTCGTGGAGCAAGGATCGTTTCTCGCCGATGGTGCGAGATACTCCTGCTCTCGCCGAACGGATTGCAGACCCGAAATCACGCGACAGCGGAAATACGCTGCTGCACAAAAAGTTCACGGGCGGTCACTTAACGGTAGCGGGTGCGAACAGTCCCTCGGGCTTGGCATCGAGACCGATACGAATCGTCCTGTTCGACGAAGTGGATCGTTACCCTGCAAGCGCAGGGACAGAGGGCGATCCGATTTCTCTAGGAAGAAAACGCACCGCCACTTTCTGGAGTCGTAAGGTTTTGGCCGGATCAACTCCAACGATCAAAGGATCATCTCGCATCGAGGCGGGATTCGAATCAGGTGATCAACGTTTCTACTTCGTGCCTTGCCCCCATTGCGGAGAGTTCCAGAGACTAGTCTGGGCGCAGGTCAAATGGCCGGAAGGACAGCCGGAACTAGCCGAGTATGTTTGCGTACATTGCGCGGCATTACTCACCGAGGCTGACAAGCCAGAGATGCTGCAAGCCGGAGAGTGGCGAGGCACGAAGCCCTTTAGCGGAATCGCCTCGTTTCATATCTCGGAGTTGTATTCGCCGTGGACTACATGGGCAGAGATGGCGGTTGCTTTCGTACAGGCGAAGCGATTTCCAGAGACGCTGCAAACGTGGATCAATACCGCCCTCGGTGAGACTTATGAGGAACGAGGCGAACAGGTCGAGACGGTAGGACTCGCTAGCCGTCGAGAGCCGTACACCGCGCAGAGCATCCCGCAAGGTGCGTTGATGCTTACGGCAGGTGTAGACGTACAGGATGATCGCCTAGAGGTGACGGTTGTTGCGTTTGGGCGCGACGAGGAAACGTGGGTAGTCGAGCACGCAGTTCTGCGTGGCGACCCCGGCAACGATTCCTTGTGGAACGATCTCGACGGATTCTTGTCTCGTAAGCGAGAGACCGAGGACGGGCAAGCGCTGTTGATAGAAGCCGCAGCGGTTGACTCGGGCGGCCACTTTACACAACAGGTCTACGCCTACTGCGCCAAACGAAAGTCACGGCGCATCTGGGCAATCAAGGGAGCGGGTGGCTTCGGTCGGTTGATCTGGCCGAAGTCAGCAGGACGGGCGGGTAAAACCTCGGCACAGGTTTTCATAGTTGGCGTGGATACCGTGAAGGACGTTCTATTCGGACGCCTAAAACGAATCACGCAACCGGGAGCGGGATACGTTCACTTTCCCGTTTCGGTCGATGAGGTCTATTTCGACCAGTTGACTGCCGAGACGTTGGTCTACCGGATGGTGCAGGGACGGCGCGTAAGGTCGTATAAGCCTCGCTCCTCTGGCAGCAGAACGGAAGCCCTCGACTGTCTTGTCTACGCCTATGCTGCCTTTATAGGGCGACATGGCCCGATGATATTGCCGAACCGTAAAATTGAACCTGTAGAAGTTTCAGAGACCAAAGTAGTTCAACCACAGAAACCGCAACGCCGACCCGCACCGATTCGCGGCGGTTGGATGAACGGATGGAGATAACGCATGGCCGATAAAAAGATCAGCGCACTTACCTCGCTTGCTCAAGGAGACGTAGCCGTTTCAACGGACGTTCTCCCGATTGTTGACACGAGCGCAACCGAGACAAAGAAAGTCACTGCTGCCGCCCTCGTTGGCGCGGGACTGACTGCGGGTGTCACGAACGTTGATATCAACTCGGGTTCGATTGACGGAACGACTATCGGCGCGAACTCTGCTGCTGCCGGTACGTTTACGAACCTGACTGCCTCTGGCACGGTTTCTTTCAGCGGTGCGACTGTCTCTAACGGCGGCTCGGTAACGACTGTAGATATTAACGGCGGCACCATCGACGGAACCTCTGTCGGTGCATCGAGCGCATCGACGGGTTCGTTTACTACGCTGACCACCTCCTCGACCGTCACGCTCAACGGCGGCACCGCCAACGGCGTGTTGTATCTGAACGGCAGCAAGGTGGCGACGAGTGGGAGTGCGCTGACGTACAACGGAACGACTCTTGAAGTTTCTGGGTTTGCAGGAAATAACGCATTACGCCTCACAAGAACCGCCACGGATCGCTTGGATTTTTACCAAGGCGGCGGCGTTTCTTATATTGATTCTTCTGCAACTAGCGGTCAGTTAGCCTTTGCTACGGAAGGATCAGAGCGTATGCGCCTCACCTCCACGGGGTTGGGCATCGGGACTAGTTCGCCTGGTTCTTCTTATCGGGTAACCATCCAAGGTGCCGGAACCTCTGGCAATCCAATGGGCGGTATTACATTCCGTCAAGGCTCTACCGATACGATGTATATCGGAAGTGTTGCAACCGACAACAACACAGACGTTGAAATTTTTAATCCTCGCAACGGTTATTTGCGCTTTGTTACGAACAATACAGAGCGTATGCGCCTTGACTCCTCCGGCAACCTCGGCATCACATCTGGAAATTTAAGTATTGCATCTGGCAGCGTTTTCTATTTGTCAGGCTCTGGCGGCAATGCTTATTTGCAAGAATCAGGCGGCACGTTATTCATTGGCGCTGGTGGAGCGGGGCGTGTTCAAGTTACCTCCTCCGGCAACCTCGGCTTGGGCGTATCGCCGAGTGCGTGGGGGAGTGGCGCAAAATCACTTGAAGGCGTTGGCGGCGCGTTGACGTTTTTTGACAGCACGAACGATCAACTGTGGCTGACTCAAAATGCTTTTTGGGACGGTGCGTGGAAATACAAAACCACTAACTTTGCATCTTCCTTTCAGCAATACCTTGGGCAGCACGTCTGGTTCACCGCCCCCTCCGGCACCGCAGGCAACACCATCACGTTCACGCAGGCGATGACGCTGGATGCGAGTGGGAATTTGCTGCTAGGCGCAACCGCCCAAGCATTTGCTGAACGCTTCCGAATGAACGGCGGATATGCCGTATTTGACGATGCCTCTTATACTGGATTCATCGGGCGTGGAACTGCGCTAGGAACTGGCACCGCTTCTGACTTTGCCATTCGGTCATCTAATGCTCTTGCATTTTTGGCTGGCGGAGCCACCGAACGCGCACGCATCACGAGCGGGGGGGATTTGCTGGTTGGAAACACGGCATCCGTACAAACCAGCCGAGCAGAATTTACGTCAACCTCTTTAACCCCAGCGTTTCTTGCTCGGGTTAATGTAGATGCAGACGAAGGGCAATGGGCTGGACAGTTCCAGAAAAAAACGGCAACCAGCACGACTTCGCAAATATTTGTCCGTTTCTTGATTAACGACGGCGCAACCGCGTCGGGTTACATCACCGCAAATGGTGCAAACGCGGCAACGTTTACATCAAGTTCAGACTCTCGGCTAAAAGAAAACATTGCCGAACTTCCGTCGCAATGGGGCAGCATTAAGGCGCTGCGACCTGTTGAGTTTGATTACATTGAGTCTGAAGGCGGTGGTCATCAAGTAGGCTTTATTGCTCAAGACTTTGAACAGGTATACCCAGACTCTGTTGGCGAGCGTCCAGACGGCATGAAAATGCTTTCTGGGTGGAGTAAGACAGAGGCGCGTATGGTCAAAGCCCTGCAAGAAGCAATGGCGCGTATTGAGAAACTTGAAGCCGAAGTTGCGGCACTTAAAGGAGTTTAATAATGGCTACCGTAATTAATTGGTCGGTGTCCCAGATGGATTGTCTCCCGCAATCAGCGGAAGGCGCGGATTACGTCATCTGTTGTCATTGGCAATGCAACGGCGTAGACGGCGACTACAGCGGCAGCGTCTATAGCACCTGCTCATTTGCCGTGGTGCAGGGCGAGGCTTTCACGCCGTATGACCAACTGACGCAGGATCAAGTCCTCGGTTGGGTCTGGGCGAATGGCGTGGATAAGGCGGCGACCGAGGCTGCGGTGGAGCAGCAGATTGCCAATGCCAAGAATCCGCCGGTTGTGTCGCCGAAGTTGCCGTGGGTGGCGTAATGATTAAGTTGGAATTGACGCTTGAAGAAGTCAATGCAATTTTGCAAGTGCTCGGTGACTTGCCGACCAAGGTTGGTGCATGGCCTTTAGTTTTGAAGATTAAAGAACAAGCCGAGCCACAGGTTCCGAGTTCAGAGCCGGTACAATAAATTTTAGGGGTAGTCTATGGCTAACCTTTTTGACGCTGCTAACTATCCGACTAGAGAGCCTACGGCTCTGCAAGCCGGTGATCTGTGGGCATGGAAGCGCACGGATCTCATAACAGATTACCCCTCGTCGGCATACAGTCTTTCGTATATCGCTCGTCGAGAAATTACAGGCGAGAAGATCGCCATCTCGTCAACCGGATCAACCGAGGCTTATACGGTAACCATTGCCTCTACAACGACAGAGAACTACGAGCCGGGTCGATATCACTGGGTCGCCTATATCACGCGAACCTCTGACTCGGCGCGTATCGAGGTAGATCAGGGAGTTTTTAACGTAGAGCCAAACCGCTCGACCTCATCTGCCGATCCTCGCTCTTTCGCACAGATCGCCCTTGATAACATAGAGACCTATTTAAAAGACCCGACGAACATTGCTGCCGCGTCATACTCAATCGCCGGTCGATCCCTGTCTCGTTGGAATCGCGCTGATCTCTACGTTGAGCGTGACCGATTAAAAGGCGAGGTTGTCCGAGAGCGTCAGGCTGAACAGTTAGCGAAGGGGCTTGGCACTTCTGCTACGATTCGCGTGAGGTTTACAGCATGAAGTTATCCGATCTCTTTTCACGCAAAAAGCCGAAGCCTCCACAAAAGCGATCTTTCGAAGCCGCTAACACAGGGCGACTTTTTAGCGATTGGCTAGTTCAGACAAAGACAGCCGATAGCGATATCCGCTATGCGCTCAAGGCAATGCGAGCGCGATCACGCGACCTTTGCCAAAACAACGACTATGCGCGTCGATACCTTGACCTCGTTGATACTAACGTTGTCGGTCCTAAAGGAATCACGCTACAGGTTCGTGCGAGAGAGCCAAACGGAGCGTTAGATCAAGTAGCGAATCAGGCTCTTGAGGCTGCTTTCTATGCTTGGGGACAACCCGGAATTTGCACCGTAGACGGTCGGCTTTCTTGGATCGACTGCCAGCGCGTATTTATCGAAAGCGTTGCTCGGGATGGCGAGTGCTTTGTTCTCTTTGTTGAGGACAATGCTAACCCCTTCCGGTTCCGATTGCAGTTCATCGACCCTGATATGATCGATCAGGATAAGAACGAGATTCTTGCCGATGGCGGTCAAATCCGCATGGGCATTGAAATTAACGCTGTGGGTCGTCCTATTGCGTACCACGTTCGCGTTCGACCGCCCGATGACTATCAGATCGGGAACACTAGCCCGAAGACGGAGCGCATCCCTGCCGAGCGCATGATCCATGCCTTTCGAGTAGATCGAATTGGGCAGAACCGAGGCACTCCGTGGACGGCCACCTCGATGACCCGCCTAAAGATGCTTGGCGGCTATGAGGAAGCAGAGTTAGTCGCGGCTCGCGTATCGGCCTCGAAAATGGGTTTCTTCGTCTCTGAATCTGGCGACGAGTACCAAGCAGACGGAACAAATCAGGACGGCACACTCAATATGGATGTGCAGCCTGGTCAGTTCGCCCAACTTCCTGCCGGTGTAGACTTTAAGACATACGACCCACAACATCCCTCAACGGCTTTTAGGGACTTCGAGAAGGCGATGCTACGTGGCATAGCCTCTGGTCTCGGAGTGTCTTATACGTCATTAGCGAACGATTTAGAGGCCGTATCTTATTCCTCTATTCGTCAGGGCTTACTTGAGGAGCGCGATCACTGGCGAACTGTGCAGCATTGGATGGTCGAGCACTTCTGTCAGCCGGTTTACTTACGATGGTTGCGTCAAGCCCTTGACTCTGGCGTTGTCAATTTACCGGCGAACAAGTATTTCAAATTCAGCGCAACAACTTGGGTTCCTCGTGGTTGGCAATGGGTCGATCCGCGAAACGAGGCAGAAGCGCAGATTGTTGCGATCAACAACGGTTTGATGACTCGCACACAGGCTCTCGCCGAGCGTGGCTTGGATATCGAAGACGTAATGCGAGAACGACAAGCCGAGGACGAGATCATCGCCTCGTTTAACGTGACACTTCCGGGTGGCACATCCCCGATCCCACCGGAGGTGAGCAATGGCGGCTAAATACGACATCGTTTGCGATCAGGGTGCCACGTTTAACCGTCAACTGACTTGGCTTGACGACTCTGCTAATCCGGTAAACGTCACGGGGTACACTGCTCGGATGCAGGTTCGTGACGGAGTGGATGGCAGTACCGCTCTGCTCTCTCTTACGACCGAGAACAGCCGCATAGCACTAGGCGGTACAGCAGGAACGATTACGCTGACCGTTTCTGCTACCGATACTGCTGCCGTTGTCGCTGGCGAATACGTCTATGACCTTGAGTTAGTTTCTGGAGCCGGTACGGTCACGCGCTTAATTCAAGGCTGCTTTGTTGTTGACGCCGAGGTGACGCGATGAGCGAGCGTCTAATCGTTGACGAAACTTTGCAATCTATCGTTATTGAGGAAACTAATAACGAGGTTGTTGTTCGTACCGGCTGGCCTGACGGCGCAAAGAAAGGTGCGAACAGCGACATTACTTCGCTCTCTGGTTTAACCGGCGGGATTTCTACTCCGACTCATATTGACTTTGCGGCGGCTGGCGCTGCTGATGCAACTCGTCGTCTTGCTTGGAATCCTGATACTGGAACAGTGCAAATCGGGATGACTGGCGGCAACGTGCAAGCCGAACTCGGTCAAACTTTATATGCGTATGTTCATAACGCCGAGTCTTTCCAGATAAACAAAGGCGATGTCGTCTATCTTTATCAGGCAAACGGGAATAGAGCATCGGTAAAATTAGCCTATAACACCTCGGATGCGACCTCTGCTAAAACGTTTGGACTTGCTGCGGAAAATATTGCACAGGGCGCAAACGGCTTTATTATTTGTCAAGGCGTATTAGATAAGATCAACACGGGATCTTATAACGAAGGTGATACGCTCTATCTTGGCGCAACGGCTGGAACCCTTACGGCTACCAAACCGAAAGCACCTAATCACATGGTGTACGTTGGTACTGTTGAAAGAGCCAATAACGGCAACGGACAAATTTATGTCCGAGTGCAAAACGGCTACGAACTTGACGAAATCCACGACGTACAAATCAACTCACCCGCAAACGGGCAGTTGATTATTTATGATGCTGCGACGAGTCTTTGGAAAAACGCTAACCTGACTGCCGGTACTGGAATCTCGATCACTAACGGCGCAGGGTCGATTACGATTTCTGCTCCGCAAGTTGGAACTGTTACTAGCATTTCAACCGGAACGGGCTTGACGGGCGGTCCGATTACATCAAGCGGAACGATCAGTCTCGCAAACACAGCAGTCAGCGCAGGGTCATACGGTAGCGCATCGGCTGTTCCAACTTTCACGGTAGACGCTCAAGGCAGACTGACAGCGGCATCGAATACGAATATCGCTATCGCTAACACGGCGGTAAGCGGTCTAGGCACGATGTCTACGCAGAACGCTAACAGCGTCAGCATTACCGGTGGTTCTGTCTCTGGCATTACCGACCTTGCCGTAGCCGACGGTGGTACGGGAGCCTCTGACGCTGCGACGGCTCTTTCTAATCTGGGCGGCGTTCCTACAGGCCGCACCATTAGCGCAGGGACGGGGCTTTCTGGCGGCGGCGATCTCTCGGCTAACCGAACCATCAGCCTTGCTAATACTGCCGTCTCTGCGGCCTCCTATGGCTCTGCCTCACAGGTTGCAACCTTTACGGTAGACGCACAGGGACGTTTGACGTCTGCATCAAATACTTCTATCGCAATTGCGAATACGGCAGTCTCTGGTTTGGGCACTATGTCTACCCAGAACGCTAACAACGTCTCGATTTCTGGCGGTAGTATTACAGGCATCACCGATCTCGCTATCGCTGACGGCGGTACAGGAGCCTCTAGTGCGTCAGGGGCGCGAGTCAATCTGCTCCCGACTATTACTAGTAATGCCGGTAAGGTTCTAGCCGTCAACGTAGGCGGTACAGACGTTGAGTGGATTGCCGCCGGTGGTGTCGGTACGGTTACAAGTATCACAGCAGGAACCGGCCTCAACGGAGGAACGATTACCTCTGCCGGTACGATTGATCTTGCTAACACCGCAGTCTCGGCAGGGTCGTATGGCTCTGCGTCTCAAGTTGGAACTTTTACTGTTGACGCACAAGGACGATTGACCGCTGCATCTAATACGGCTATTTCGATTGCCAATACTGCGGTCTCTGGCCTCGGCACAATGTCAACGCAGAACTCTAATGCGGTGACGATTCAACCCGCTGCATCGGCTACCCCGAGCAGCAACGGCGATATGGTTTTCGAGTTGACCGATAACAGCACCCTAACGATCAAGGTTAAAGGCAGCGACGGCACTGTGCGTGTTGTTGCTCTAACCTTGACGACGACGGCTGAATCGTTCTTGAGGCTCGAATAATGGCTGTTGATACAAAGCCGACAGAAGCAATGGCGGCAGAAGCCACTCGCGGATTAGAGTGGCGCGACGAGTTCGGGCGCGGCGGCACAGAGGTCGGCGTTGCTCGGGCTCGCGATATTAAGAATCGGGCGAATCTCTCTCCCGAAACAATCCGAAGGATGGTTAGTTACTTTGCACGACACGAAGTTGATAAAGAAGCCAAAGGGTTCCGTCCGGGCGAAGAAGGCTATCCGTCCGCAGGTCGTATCGCGTGGGCACTCTGGGGTGGAGATCCCGGTCAAAGTTGGGCTAATCGAAAGAGTGCGGAACTGGATCGAGAAGATGAGGAAAGAACTATGAGCAAAGCAGAATCGCGGCACGTTGTCGCAGTCGTAGAGGACGAGGCTACGGTTACCGTGACCTTTGCCAAGTCCGAGTATGATATGGACGAATCCGAGGAGTCAGACGAAATTATCGATGACTTTGAGGAAACGGCAGAAGAACTTGCAGAGATGGCGATGGAGGACGGTGAAGAAATGTACGTCGAGGGCGAACGCCCGTTAGACCCGACAGGCAAAGAGCCGTGGGAAGAAGGCTACATGGGAGCAAAGCGCAAAGGCCCGACCGAGCGCGTATTCCGTTCGGCTATCTTCGAACGTGCCTCGATCATGGAAGATCAGCGCCGTGCGACTCTGGCTTTCTCTAGCGAGATGGCAGTGGATCGCGGATGGGGCATGGAGATTCTTGATCATTCGCCTGGTTCTATTGACATGGAATTTATCGGCAGCGGTCGTGCACCGTTGTTGGTGGATCACGAGATGGCCGACCAAGTCGGCGTCGTGGAGCAGATCAGTCTCGGATCGGATCGCGTGGCGCGAGCCGTCGTGCGCTTTGGGAAAAGTGCGCGAGCCGAGGAAATCTGGCAGGACGTAAAAGATGGGATACGGTCAAACGTATCCGTCGGATATGTCATCAGCGAGATGGTTTCGGACGGGAAGCAAGGTGATCGGGAGATTTACCGTGCTACTCGTTGGATGCCGCTCGAAATCAGTATCGTAAGCATCCCGGCAGATACGAGCGTTGGCGTAGGTCGTTCGATCGAAACCGCCTCTGTTGCTGAACCTAAAATCATTGTTATGGAGACTAAAAAAATGTCCGATGAAATCAATAGCGTCCGCGAAGACGCTGCAAAAGCCGAACGCGCTCGCGTCTCGGCAATTATGGATCTTGCCTCGCGTCACGGTCAGCGTGAGTTTGGCGAGTCCGCTATCCGCGACGGAGCCTCAATTGAGCAGTTCCGTGGCGCGTTGCTCGACAAGGTGGCTTCCAAGCCGCTGAACGTGGATCACGAAGTCGGCCTCTCCGAGAAGGAAGTTCGCTCGTTCTCGTTCGTTCGTGCGATCAAGGCTCTCTCGAACCCGCAAGATCGTCGCGCTCAAGAAGAAGCGGCTTTCGAGTTTGAGGTATCAGAGGCTGCTGCGAAGAAGGAAGGTCGCAACTCTCGCGGTCTCTTGATTCCGGTTGATGTGCTTTATGGAAAGCGCGATCTGACGACTTCGATCACCTCGGGTACGGCGAAGGCCGGTAACCTTGTGGCGACCGATCTGTTGGCGTCCTCGTTCATTGATGTGCTGCGTAACAAGATGGTGTTGAACACCCTCGGCGCGCAGTTCCTCACGGGCTTGAACGGCAACGTTGCTATCCCGCGCAAGACCTCGGCTTCTTCGGCCTACTGGGTCGCCGAGAACAGCGCACCTACGGAGAGCACCAACGCTCCGGCATTTGATCAAGTCACGATGTCGCCGAAAACCCTCGGCGCGTATGTGGACATCAGCCGTCGCTTGGTTCTTCAGTCCTCGCTCGACATTGAGAACCTCGTTCGCAATGACTTGGCGACCTCGATTGCCGTTGCGATGGACGGTGCCGCGATTGCTGGCTCTGGCACGAACAAGCCGACTGGTGTGTTGAACACCTCTGGCATCGGTTCGGTCACGCTCGGCACGAACGGCGGCGCTCCGACTTGGGCGATGGTTGTTGGCCTCGTGCGTGAAGTCGAGATCGACAACGCTCTGACGGGCTCGGCTGCGTTCCTGACGAACGGTCAGGTCAAGGCCAAGTTGTCCTCGACCTCGAAGCAGACTTCGGGCGTGGAAGGCAACTTCATCCTCGGCCCTGACATGAACAACCTCTATGGCTACCCGATTGTGGTGTCGCAGCAGGTTCCGGCCAACTTGTCGAAGGGTTCGGGCTCGAACCTCTCGGCTATGTTGTTCGGCGTGTGGAGCGACTTGCTGATCGGCCAGTGGTCGGGCATCGACCTGATGGCTGATCCGTACACGGGCAGCAACGCCGGTACGGTTCGCATCGTGGCGTTCCACGACTGCGACTTTGCCGTTCGTCACCCAGAGTCGTTTGCCGAGTGCAACGAGATCGTCACGACCTGATCTAGTGATTGATCTAGCCGCATACGCAGATCGTCATCGGGGGCAGCGTTGTGCTGTCCTCGGTGGCGGTCCGTCTTTGATCGATGATCTAAAGGCGGTGCGGCCTCTGCTGTTGCGGGAGGGTGTGCTGATTGGAGTCAACCAGCACGCCCTCCTGCTCTCTTTGGACTACATCGTTTATCAGGATCGGGAACTTTTCCCAATCCTTAACGGTCATGCGCCGGTTATCTCGCACCATAAAGATGCGTGTGATATCTGGTCAGGCATTTGCCCTGACTTTGGATTCTCTGGCGGCACAGCGGTATGGATTGCTGAATACCTCGGCTTTGAGGAAATCTATATCTGCGGCTGTGATAACTACATGACCAATCGCCGGTACTGGCATAGCAAATTAGGTGACCTTCGCATCGAGGATGGAATCTCTAACATCCAAGCGTGGGTTAAGGTTCGGGACTACATGAAAGAGCCCGACAAGGTTAGAGTCGCTTCTGGTTGTCTTACACAGGTGTTCA